GGCGTTTCTCTGATATCATGCTTCCAACGAATATAACGAATTGGGATTTAAAAGTCACCCCTGTTCCTAAATTGTTAAAGAGTTTAAATGATCTCCGAGTTGCAGCAGATAAAAACACTAACCAACCTATTATTGGTCAGAACAACCAACCGATAACAATTTCTGAAGTTGCTCAAAAAGAACTCAGAGATGCTAAAGAACGAATGGCATTAATGAAGAAAGAAATTTCTGACCAACTTACTGAATGCTATTACAATGCTGAACAACGGAAGGTAATTAAAAAAGCAACTCGTTTAGGAACAGGCATTCTTAAAGGCCCGAATGTCGTTAAGAAGGTTAGTAAATCTTATCAAAAACAAACTTCCGGTGAAGAATCAATATATATCCTATCTGCAATCGAAGAAGAACAACCAGCTTCAGAAGAAGTTTCTTGCTGGAATCTTTTTCCAGATCCAGACACAGATGAGAATGTTAAAAAATCAATGGGGTATATTTTTGAACGTAGTAACATTCGACCAAAAGAACTGCTTGATCTTATTGGCATCGATGGTTACATTCAAGAACAGATCATTAAAGTGCTTAAACAACTTCCAGTTAAAACATCCGTCAGTTACGATCCAAAAGAACAGAAACATTTTATCACTCAAAACTTTGGTCATAAGGATGACTTATATGAACGATGGGATTTTTATGGTGAACTTGATCGAGATGATTTGAAAGCTTTAAAGATTGATGTTTCCACTTATCCAGAAGCATTCACCCTATCTGCATGTGTTGTTATAGTCAATGATGAACCCATCAAAGTTATGCTTAATACCCTTGACTCTGGTGATCTTCCATATGATTTTTTTCAATGGTCCCAAGTTTCAGGTTCTCCATGGGGGATTGGCTTACCTCGTATGATGCTTTGGCTTCAAAGAATTATCAATGGTGCCATGAGGGCTATGATGGATAACGCTGGAGATTCATCTGGTGTTAATGTTGTTATTGGATCTGATATTTCTCCTGTTGATGGGAAGATGGAACTTACTGGAAAGAAGCTTTGGAGATACGTTGGTGAAGATCCAATGGAAATTGATGTTAATAAACTCTTTGCACAGTTTCAAGTTCAAAATAATCAAGAAGAACTTCAAAATATTATCGAACTTGCATTTAAACTTCTTGATCTTGAAACAGGTGTTCCAATGATTTTCCAGGGGGAACAGCAGAAACTCCCTGAAACTCTTGGTGCAACGAACATCATGGTTGATTCAAATAATGTAACTCTTAGGAGCAGAGTTAAGCTTTTTGACGACCAAATAACTATTCCGCACATTACTAAATATTATCACTGGAATATGCAGTATAATGAAAAAGAAGAAATCAAAGGAGATTTTCAAACTAATGCTTTAGGTGTTTCGGCTCTGTTAGAAAAAGAACAAAACTTCCAAAAGCTTATCCAATTAATCCCATTCAAAGCTGATCCAGATTTTATGGTTCGGGTTAACTGGGATGAGGTTATTAAAAAAGGTCTTGACATTCTTGGACCAGATATTATCCGAACAGATGAAGAAGCTGATCGAAAGAAACAAGAACTTTCTCAGGGTCAGAAGCCTAGACTTGATCCAAGAGTTGAATCAGCTCAAATTAAAGCCCAGGCTGATATGGCAGAAATCAAAGCTAAAAATGATCTTGAAATGCAAACTCTTCAGTTTAAAGCTTCCGAAGCAGTAAAAGATCGTCAGCATGAATTAAATTTAAAGCTCATTGAACGTGATATTAAAATGATGGAGTTTTCAGAACGATCTGGAATGAACCTTGAAACAATCAAAGCAAAACTTTCAAGTGATGCGATGAAGTTAGAAACACAAATTAAGTTATCAAAAACGAATGCAAAAGCGGAGCAAGTTATCACGCCACCAACTGAACCTCCTGGAAGAGCACCTTCCGGACAGGCGTTTATAAAATAGGATCTTATGTTTAATTTTTTTAAAAAACAAAAGAAAGAAAGTTTAAAAGAAGTTAATTCTTTTACTGAAGTTAATTCTAATGATTTCATACTTCCTATTTCAAATGGTCTTTTAGCACCAAATAAAAATCCTGGAAAAATTGATCCGTTTTCTACAACATGGATTTATTTAGATTATTATATTAAGCAACGAATTGATTTGCTTAGAAAAATGAATGATAACATTTCAATTTCACATGAAAAAGCACAAATTCTCCGTGGTGGACTGAAAGAATTGAAGTTAATTCAATCACTTTGCCAAGGAGATAAAAAAGATAATAACGCCGCTCTGAGAGAGTCTCACAGCGAAAACATTACTGATTATTTTAATCACTAAGAAGGATGTAACGTATGCCAATAAATGAGCAAGAAAAAGAGTTAAATGCAGTTGAAGAACAGACATTACGTCAAGAAGCAATGGATGAGATTTTTGGGGCTGAAAGTAAACCAGTAACTCAGAAGGAAGTTATCAAATCAGATGAAGTTCCAGCAGATGTTCCTACTGAACCTTTAACTGATCCAAAAGCCGATCCTGATCTTGACAAAGATGCTCTTTTTGCAGAAGTTCAAAAACGCTTATCCGCAATTGAAGCATTAAACCAAACTGTTTCTTCAATGAGTTTCCGACTTAAACAAGCAGAACAACGAATTGGTGGGCTTAATAATCGTTTAGCTGAATTTAAAGAAAGTAAAATCCAAACAGATGTTCCAAAGCAAGATGCACCGACAAAACAACAAATTGAGTCTGCTGCAGAAGATGACACCGCTTGGGATAGTTTAAAAACATCTTTCCCAGATTGGGCAACGGCGATTGATAAACGAATTAAGGCAAAAGAAGATCGGTATGTTACGAAAGATGAAATTGCGAATTTTCAAAAACAATTCGAACGTAAACCAGAGTCGGTAAAACCAAATGTTCAGAAAGATCAAAATCAAATTGATCCTATGGATATTCGATTACTTAACATTACTCATCCAGATTGGCGACAAATTAAAGACTCAAATGAGTTTGATTCATGGTTAAGAAAGCAGGATGTTAATATCTTAGATAAAGCACAGAATAGTGTCATTGCTGAAGATGCCATTTCTGTCCTTAACTTATTTAAGAAAGATCAGAGCCAAAAGAATCTTGGATCAAATGAAATTGAAGCTTTAAAACTTAAAAGGAAAGAAAGATTAAAATCTTCCACAACGGAAAAAACAAACCATCAAGAAATGAAACCAAAAGCTGATGATGAACTTTCTCCAGAAGAGTTTCGAAGAAAAGCAGCATCAGAAATTTTTGGTAAATAAGGAGTTTAAATTATGTCTCTTCAACAGTATTCTTCCCCGACAGCGTCAAGAAATCTAATCTATGCTGAGCTTGAAATGCTCAAACATGCAATGCCAATTATGGTTCTTGGATCATTTGGTATGCAAAAACAACATCCAACGAGAAAAACTGATACTGTTGTTTTTCGTCGGTTAGATCCGTTTAATTCAACAAATCAATCAAACCCCGCATCTGGTTATAGTGGATCTCCTTCTATCACTGCTACGTCTTTCCTGACCGCAGAAGGAACAACACCGGATACAAATACAATCTCTTATACTGATGTTTCTGCAACTCTTCAGCAGTATGCAATTTTGTTTGAATTTTCAAGTAAAGCGGAATTGATGTATGAAGATGACATTCCTGCGGATATGAAAAAACTCACTGGTGAAGCACTGGGTGAAATTGCAGAACTTGTTTGTTATGGAGCAATTAAAGCTGGGTCTGGAGTGCTTTACACTAATGGCAGTACCAGAGCTGGTTTGAACACACCCATTTCTTTGAATAAACTCCGGGCTGCTTCAAGAGCATTAGAAACAAACCGAGGAAAGAAAGTAACATCTAAGATCGCTGCTGGACCTGACTATGGTACCGCCCCAGTAGAACCTGCATATCTCATTTTCTGTCATACTGATTGCGTTGCTGATCTTCGTGATCTTCCTGGGTTTACGAAAGTGGTTGAATATGGGTCAGCTATTAAACCTGTTCATGAGCGTGAAATTGGTGCAATTGAAGAATTTCGGATTGTCACTTCTCCGTTGTTTGCTCCTTTTTCGGCTGCTGGAGCAACGGTAACAGGAACAGGAATGAAATCAGTTTTGGGAGTCAACTGTGATGTTTATCCGATGATCATCATGGCTGAAGATGCTTGGGGACATGTGTCTCTTAAAGGCAAAGGTTATACTGGAATTTCCCCAACGATTCTTTCTTCTCAAACTAAGAACCATGCAAATCCCTCTGGAATGTTTGGTTATGTTGGGGCAGATTTCTGGTATGCTTCTGTTCGGGCAAATGAGAACTGGATGCTCCGGATTGAAACTTGTGTAACTGATATTTAGTTCTTTCCCGAGGTTGTTCATGGTGTGA